TACGACCTCGATCCTCTAGAAAGCGATCTTGTTGAATTTACTTCTAACATCGAAGCGTGTGTCCAAGACTGTGACATTGTGTTTGTAGCAGTGCCTACACCGCACGATAGCGACTATGACGGCAGTAAGCCTACGCATCATTTACCTCCAAAAGACTTTTCCTATGAGACTGTAAAGTCTGTTCTCGAAGAAGCAGACACATACATGAACAAAAATCAGCTGTTAGTATTGATTTCCACAGTGCTTCCGGGCACTACTAGAAGAGAATTTACTCCTCTCATAGATAACACAAGGTTTGTTTATAACCCTTATCTTATCGCTATGGGATCTGTTGCCTGGGACATGGTTAATCCAGAGATGATTATGATAGGAACAGGAGATGGCACAGAAACAGGCGATGCTAGAAAGCTAAAAGAATTCTATGATACTGTTATGGAAAACGATCCTACTACAGTTGTAGGAACATATGACGAGTGCGAATGTATTAAGGTTTTTTATAATACTTTTATATCTACAAAAATATCACTGGTGAATATGATTCAGGATATTGCTGAAAAACAAAAAAATATTAATGTTGATGTAGTTACAGATGCGCTTGCTAATTCTACCAAACGCATTATGAGCCCTCAGTATATGACTGCAGGCATGGGCGACGGCGGTGCCTGCCATCCAAGAGACAATATTGCCTTACGATACATGGCACAAGAACTTGATCTAGGTTATGATTTATTTGATGCTATTATGAGTACGAGAGAACGCCAAGCAAAAAATCTTGCTATCGAACTAGTAAAGCACGCCAATGAAAACAACATGCCTATATACATACACGGCAAAGCATATAAACCTCAAGTGCCTTATACAGACGGATCATACAGTTTACTAGTAGGACACTACGTTCAAGAGGCAGGAATAAAACCAACTTATATAGATCCTTACACCGGCGACGACTACCAACCTCAAGAACCCGGTGTATTTCTTATGGCACATTCTGCTTCAGTTACTTACGATTACACAGAAACAAAAAAACAAGACGAGATTTATTGTGCAATACCTCCTTTCAGCATTGTAATAGATCCATGGAGGAAATTTACAAGTTCGGTTAGCCGAGTAATACATTATGGAAATACTAGACATGTATCTTAGTTTTGTTGAAAATGATATATTAATCGATAAAGATAGAAAGAATAGAACACTTAAAGGGTTTAGCGAAGCAGAGTATGAAGATTTTGAAAAGAATAAACATCTTGTAAATCCTGTCTATCTTGAAAGAGATATTGAATATAAGTTCAATACTCATGGTTATAGAACAAAAAATATACAAGATCTAGAACAAGATTTTGTTCTGATTTTCGGCTGCTCGCATACTGAAGGTATAGGTAATTTCGAAGACGACATATGGTGTTCTCAATTATTACAAAAAAAGTCAATTGATTTTTTAAATTTAGCAAAACAGAGCACAGGTCCAGATATTCAATATCTTAATACCCTGCAGTATCTAAAAAACAAATATCCTCTTCCAAGACTAGTAATATACCAATGGCCCCAAACATTTAGAAAAAGTTTTGCCTACAAATCTAATGATTCTTTAATTTTTAAACATCATAATGTGCATAACAAAGTAGAAAAAAAAGACACGCAGTGGTATCTTACAAGGTACTGCATCGAAACAGGAGAAATGGAAGCAAATAATTATATTCACTATTATAGTGCAAATTCTCTCTGGAATATGTTAAATGTTCCAGTTTTAAATTGGAGTTGGACCGGTGATTTTGATAATGTCTTTGAAAACCTACACATGATCGAAACAGAAGACACCGGGCGTGCGAGAGACTTAATGCACGATGGTCCGGATATACACAGACAAGTAGCCGATCAGCTAAACCCTTTGATTGACAAATTGCTATAAATTTTATATAATATTGAAATGTATGATATTGTCTTTATATCCTATAATGAGTCAAACGCAGACAAAAATTGGGAACTGTTAAAAACTAGATTTCCTTCTGCAAAAAGAGTAGACGGTGTAAAAGGAATACACCAAGCACATATCAAGGCCGCAAAAAAATGTTTTACAAAAATGTTTTGGGTAGTAGATGCGGACGCTGAAGTACGCGACAATTTTTCTTTTGATTACGAAGTAGACGAATATAATTTAGACACTGTCCATGTATGGCGTTCTCAGAATCCCGTAAATGATCTTGTTTACGGCTACGGCGGTGTAAAATTACTTCCGAGAACTAAGACTCTAAAAATGAACACTTCTAAACTTGATATGACAACTAGTATATCCGATAGTTTTACAGCAATTGATGAAATTTCAAACATAACAGCATTTAATACTGATTCGTTTTCGGCTTGGCGATCTGGTTTTAGAGAGTGTGCGAAACTTGCTAGCCAGACAATAGACAGACAACTTAATTCAGAAACACTTGAACGATTAGAAATATGGTGTAATCAAGGTGTCAATCGACCGTTTGGCATAGATGCTATAAAAGGCGCTAAAGAAGGTAGAAAATTCGGTGAAGAAAACAAAGACAACGTTGCTGAGTTACAGAAAATAAACGACTTCGACTGGTTATATGAAAGATTTTCAACAAATACCATTCGATAAAATAGTTAAATTAGGCCAAAAAACTCTCCTAGACCACCGTCTTTTTTCAGTTTCTTGGATTCTGGCTAGATATTGTAATTATTCATGCTCTTATTGCTGGCCATACGCAAGATCTAGTGTCTCAGATCACCGTCCCCTAGAAACCTATTGTAGCATAATGGATGACATCAAGGCACAGAGTCGTCTCAATGGTTTCGACAGTTTCCACTTCAGTTTTTCCGGAGGCGAACCAACCGCGTATAAACACTTTCTCAAACTGATTGAACACTATGCCGAAGACAGCCTGCCAGAGTATCAAAGCATACACATGACTACTAATCTGTCACCGGGTGCGAAATGGTGGAACCGTTGGATTGCTGCCACTGAAAATCTCAGTAGAAGATCTATCACAGCAAGTTTCCACGCAGAGTTTGCCGACGAACAACAGTTCGGCGACAAGTGTCTTCAACTGATAGACGCTGGGGTATTTGTCACAATCAATCAGGTAATGGTGCCAGAACTGTTTGACGAATACTGGGAACGCTGTCAGCGCTTTGCAGATCGAGGCATAAACATCACTGTCAAGCCTCAAAGCGACCCTACAGCAAGTTTTGTTGTACATAGCTATACCCAAGCACAGATTGACTGCTTACAAACAGGCTTTCCGCAGCATGCTAATGGCGAAGAACTTGCGCAGATGAGATTAATAGACGATGCCGATACAGAGTATGACCTTGATCAAGCAGAAAGACTAAATGCGTTTGGATTTAACAAGTTCAAAGGCTGGAACTGTAATGCTGGTTATCAGAGTTGTATTATCCGTGAGCCAGGCGGTGAGATTAAACGTTCTTATTCTTGCCACGACGAACCTCTTGGCACTATCGATGATGGATTTGAATTGTTTAAAAAGCCTATTCCTTGTATTACACCTACCTGCGTAAGTTCAGCAGACTCTAAGATTCCTAAGAAGATTGAAAGATAGGCATTTCTAACAGATTGGGGTAATCTTTATAACTCCATTTTTTAGATTTTTTGTTCTTTGCTTCTTTAAGTTTAATTAATCCTAAGTCAGCCGTTTCAGGAGTCATATAATAATGATAGCCGAGTGTTGAAATTTTTTGTTTAGACCACGGTTGATCAGGTAATCTACCATCATAAGACAATTTTTTTAATTCTATAAAATCTTGTTCGTTGTCTAATAGGATTGCCCCGCCTCTTCCTAAACTAAGATGCTTTCTAAATTGAAAACTTAAACACATCAAAGTATTTTGGATATATCCGTTTTCTTTCCAATACACTGCAGAATCTATAATTTTATCAGTAACATAATAAAAGTCATTCCATTTGCTGTCAATAAATTTCCATTGTAGATTTAGTTTTTCGAATGTAAACGGAATACTAATGTAGGTATAGATAGGACAATAAGCATGAGATACTTTTGTGAAACGTAAACAAAGTTCTATAGCATGTGTACAGCAATCAGTAGCTACAGCATATTTACTACCATAAAAATTGGAAATTTCATGTTCAAATTTTGAAACTGAATCAAATGACATTTTGTTTTACTTTTTCTATAGTTTTACTAATACCAATATCAAGAGGAGTTTTTGGAGTCCATCCTGTAATGTCCGTAAACACTTTGCTGTCACTGTTTAACCAAAAAATTTCTCCAGCTCTTTTTGGTTTAGTATCCCAATAAATTGTACCTTCCCAACTTAATTCTTTTGCTATTATATCTGCATAGTCTTTAATTTTTATCGGCAGGTCTGGACCTAACGTTAGTGATTTACCTGATAATTTATCTTTGTGTTCTATTACCGCCATCCATGCATTTACTAAATCATCTATAAAAAGGAAATTTCTATAAGGTTCAGAATAACCGAGATGTACAACTTTGTTATTAAGCATTTGACTTATTATTTGTTCCGTAACAAAAAAATTATTGTCTAGCCTACCATAAGTATTGGTTTGTCGAAGCGCTACATAATCTAAACCAAAAGATCTTTTAGCATATTCTAAATATTTTTCACAGGCATATTTAGCTACTGCATACGGAGCATTAGGATTAGGTAAAGTATTTTCATTAAACGCAATAGGAGTTTTTGGCACACCGTGATTTTTTACTTCGTCGCTAATCGGTTGCCAGCCAAATACCTCCATAGTGCTTGAGAAAAAGAAAAAAGGAATTGTATTAAGCTTTAAGCAACTTTCGATTAAGTTAACTGTACCTACGTAATTTACACTGCTAAAAACAGTTTGTTCATAAAAACTTTTTTCCACCTCAGTTTTTGCAGCTAAGTGAATAACAACATCTGGTGCTATAGAATTTACTTCATTTTCTACTTCTTTATGCGATGTTAAATCGCTTTTAAGATGCACCACTTCCCCAATTTCTTGTAATTTAGGACTTATAAATTGTCCTACAAACCCGGAAGAACCTGTCAATAAAATTTTCACGTTTTTAGTAATCCTGTTATTTGTAATACATATCTATTTTCATGACCTAAATTAGCAGCCATGTGTTTGGTTTCTCCAGTCCAGCATATCCAATCTCCTGCTTTCCATTGAGGAGTTAACTTGTTGCCTACTTGTGATATGTGACCCGGCTTCCAGTCTTCTAAAAAAATAATAATCCTGCAAACACTATCACTATTTGATATACTGTAGGTTTTCTTGTAAAATCCATACTTATCTGTATGCAGAGGCAAAATCATTCCAGGCTCCATTAGACTTATAGCAAACGAATGTTTTTTTAACCACGAAAAATGATCTTGCAGATATAATTCTACGTTTTCTGCAGCTCCTTTATGTATGCATGCCTTTACAAATTCTTTTTTATAGCGATTTTCGTCTGCAAGATTACAGTACGAAAGTCCTCTTGTAGCATCCAAAGGCCTTTCATAATCTAGCTTACTAAAAAAGTCACCAAAATGTTTTAACTCTATATGTCCGTTATCAATCATTTACTTCTTAAATGCTAAAAATTTCTTTTTGTACGGCAAAATTTAAATAGTTTTCTATTTTTTCTAAATCTTTTTTTGATCTTAAACTGCATAACTCGTTAGCAAAATGTAATTCGACTCCCCTATCTAGAGCTAATTCGAATAATTCTCGTCTTCGTTCTATGTCATCAGTCATGCAGTAAATACTGCATAAAACAATGCCGTCTGGCTTTTTGTTTATGTAGTGTTCTAAACCAGGTTGCCAGTCCATGTGTTCATTTTCAAATTCGTATGAGTTATAATGTATTGTGTTATCTTGACAATACTTTTCTATTACAGATCTCTGCATAGGTAGAGGTATGTGCTTAGAAAAATTGCTGTTCCAGCCAGCATAGGTTATGAACGTTTTGTTGCTATAATCATATGATTGTGCTACTTCGTGATCCCCGGGAAATCTCATAAAGCCGCCAGGAAGACGTCTCCCGTATTCTTCTCCTTCTACTAATATTCTCATATCTATACTAACCCGGGTGTAGCCCTCTTCGTTATTAACATTACCGTGTAAATGTTCTTGAAAAAACAAATGACTTTGTCCAGGCATTAAATTTACAGGTTTAGCATTTTTTAAACATTCGTCTTCGAATTTATCTAACCTCCATTTTTCTGATAAAACCCTTTTGGTAATTCGTCTACTAGTTTCTAAATCAAGAATCCACATAGTATTAGTATTTTTTGCTTCAGTAAGAGGAGTCCAAATTGTTCTACAACCTCTACCATTTCCTACAAATATTCCCTGATGAAATGCCAAGCGTCTTCCTACATTGGATTGATTAGGAATAACAACTCTTAAAGTGCCTTGCCGTTGTATCATATATTTTTTGTGAGCAATTCTTTGTGGGATATATTCTGCAACAAAGTCGTCAAACTTCTGCATAAATTCTTTTCTTAGACAAGCATCTTGCACATGTTTTTGCACCTTTACAATTTTATGGGGCTCAAGAACCCTATGCATTGTTTCTAGTTCAGTTACTTCTGGAGCTATCTCTTGCACAACCTTTAGTGCCCACATTGGCCAATTAAATTTTTCTAGATCATAATTTAGCGTTTTGTTATCCCAATTAATTTGTGTTTCTTCTAGCATTTTATCCTCGTTCTAAGTCTAATGTTACGCAGTGAAATCCACCGCCTAGTGTTCTTTGTTGTCTTCCTGGTAGCATAGCACAGTCGATATTATGTTTTTCTAACTCTTTACGTAAGTCGTGTTGATTTTCTTCTATGACAACTAGATTAGGATTTATAGAAAGTAAATTCATATTCAACCATACACTGGCCCCGCAATACCCTGGGTGGTGCGGGAATTTGTCTGGTTTTGGACACCATACAACGTCCCAGCACTGTAAGGGCTTTGGTAACTGATCCTTGCTTTTAATTCTATCAGGATTGAGTAACATCAAGCCTTCTCGAAGAAGAGATATAGTACTGTCGAGATGCATAAAAGTGTAAACATTTTCTATTAAATGTACCTGTTTGCTTGGTACTAGACTTTGTAGATATTGTGCTCCTGCTTTGTTTCCGCCGTTACTAACAAGATAAAATAAATCGTCGTTACACCTTAAAATATTTGCAGCATCAAATGCCGGTTCTTCTTCTGTCAATGCTAGCGTATCTTTGTCGCCGATACAATTTTCGTTGTATAGAGAATCCCTACGTTCGGCAGATTTACTAATGTATCTTACACCTTTCTCTACATAAGGAGAAAAATGTCGATCCATGTGTAGATATTCGTTTTGTCTAGCTCTAAGAGGTTGCGGAGTAGCTAAAATTAAATCATCGTATACTAGTACAGAATCTCGAGGACAGTAGTTATAATATTTTGGTTTAGGATCAACGTCAGGTCTAAGGACTTTGATGCCTTCATTCTTTAAAAAATTGCACAGTGTCTCTAAATCTTCGTTTGCTTCGTCTATAACCTGTTGAGGATATAATCCAATTGGTATGTTTTTTTCTTCAGGTTCGTCAGCATAATTAACAGTCCTTAGACTTTTATCCAGTAAAGGGATTTTAGCATCGTTAGCTACCCCGACAATTATCGATTTTAACGGACTCCATTCGTTTGTGCTTAACATCTCTATTTTTTCATATGTAGTTTGTGTTATAGATACATATATGTATGTATATTGATACTGAACATCTACATTATTGGATGCAGGCAATACGAAAAAGCAAAAATCATCAGAGAACTCTTGACGCATTTTGGAAAGGTCAAATCTCCAGCAAAGAATGGCTTATAAATTCTTTGGAAAAGTTTATATATGACCCTGTATCGATTGAAATACACGGAGGATGGGTAGGAGTTTTATCCAGTTTAATTTTTCAAAGTAATATTCCTGCATCGAAGATTCTAAGCATAGATATAGATCAGACTTGTAAAAATATCGCAAAAGAAATGAATATGTTAGAAGTTATGGAAGGTAGATTTGATGTTATTGCTAAAGACATGTGTGATCATGTCCCTCAATCAGACGTGATAATTAACACTAGTTGTGAACACATGATACAAGAAGATTATAATCGATGGCTAGACAATACGAATGACCAGCTGTTAGTATTACAGAGTAATAATTACGATATCGAAGAACATGTAAGAATTGCGCATGATTTAACAGAGTTCAAGAAACAATCGAATATTGAAATATTTTGGTCAGGAGAATTAGAGTTACCGTTATACACAAGATACATGTTAATCGGAAAGAAAAAATGAAAAAAATAGGCATCGTAGGATATGGATTCGTAGGTAAGGCTACACATAAAGGGCTGTTACAATATCAAGAAGTTATTAAACACGATATAAAGTATGCAACCGATATTTCTATTTTAAAAAACTGCGATATTTTATTTTTTTGTATACCTACTGATGATCAAAAAGATATTGCAAAATTAGTAAAAGAAATTAAAGATGTAAAAAATATTAATTCTACATGCACTGTTGTTATAAGGAGTACTGTTCCGATCGGAACATGTAAACTAATTGAAGGAGAAATACAGGATTCTATATTATATATTCCAGAATTCTTAAGAGAACGGTTTTGGGAAACAGACTGTGAGAAAAGACCTATAATAATTGGAAATAATTCGGCAGAAATCCCCCAACTTTTAACACAACTGGAAAATAAAACCTGTTCGTTAGAAGAAGCAGAACTCTTAAAAATGTTTTCCAATAATTATGCAACTTTAAGAGTAGCCTTTGCTAATATTTTTTATGATATTTCTCAAAGAATAGGCGGCGATTACCATGTAGTAAAAGACTTATTTTTACAAGTTCAGCAAAGCCAAACATATTTAGAAGTTCCCGGTCCAGACGGCAAAAGAGGTTTTGGAGGCAAATGTCTACCTAAAGATTTAGATTTTTTGATAGAAACTTTAAATAATCTAAATTTAGATTCGTCGTTATTTAAGATAATAAAGGATAGCAATACCATATGGAACAACTCAAAATATTAATTACAGGTGCCAACGGTTTGATTGGAAATGCTCTGTATGAGTGTTTGTCTAAAAACAATACGGTAGTTGCAGTAGATAACAACTTTAGAAAAGGAAATGTTGTTAATGATACAATAATTGATGAAGATTTAATTGAATTTTATAAAAAAAACCAAAATGATTTTGATTTTATTTTTCATCTAGCAGCTATAAACGGAACCGATAATTTTTATGATGTGCCTAATACTGTCTTAAAAAACAATATCGAAATAGACTTAGCTACCTTTAACTTTGCTTCTCAAAACTCCAATTGTAAAATTATATATTCTAGTTCAAGCGAAGTAATATCCGGAACACAAAATGTACCAACTCCCGAGGAAACAGATATCTATATAGAAAATATTCATAACTCGAGATGGAGTTATAGAATTTCTAAAATTGTTGGAGAAAATTATCTAGCCAACAGCAATTTAAATTTTCTTGTTGTTCGATTTTTTAACGTATTTTCAAAAGACAGTAGGCCCGGACATTTTGTCTATGATATTATCGAAAAAATAAAAGAAGAAAATTTTGATCTAATAGGAGCAGACGAAACAAGATCGTTTTGTTATATTGATGATGCTATCGATGCTTTAATTTATCTAGCCAACACAGTTAGCAATGAATTTATAAATATTGGGAACGACGAAGAAATAACTGTTTTAGATGCGGCAGATATTATAGCTAAAGAGATATATAATAAAAAAATAAGTTGGGTGTATCAAAAAGGAAAAATTGGTAGTACTAAAAGAAGATGTCCATCGTTGAATAAATTAAAACAATTTTATACCAATTATTGTCCAACAAAATTTATAAATGCAGTAAGGAAAATATATCATGAAATACATAGGTAATTGTGCTGACTGGATCGAAAGCGAGTTAATAGATTTCCTATTACAATCAGATATAGGAGACAAAGTTCCGAGTTCCGACGATCATTCAAATGATCCGCAATTCAAGTACTGGATAAATGAAGGGTTTCCTTATAACAAAATTAATTTTACTTTTATTTTTCATGACAGCTTAGATTTTCCCGTTGAACTTCCTACTATATTTAAACATGCTAGGGAATGGTGGTTTTCAAAGTTAAATCCGGGCGACATAGTTCCTTGGCATGCTGATAAATTTAAATACAACGAAGAAAATATTGAACGATATTGGGTAGCAATGCAAAACTATATACCAGGACATATTTTTATGTATGAGGATAAACCTTTTGTAGATTATAAGAAAGGAGATATTTTTCTATTCGATAATCCAAAAGCGTGTCATGGTGCTGCAAATATAAGTTTTATACCTAAATTATCTCTACAAGTGGCGTTAGAAAAATGAAATACGTAGGAAATTTTATACATCTTATCCCGCAGAAACTTATAAATGAAATGGAAAATTATCCTGTAAAGTCTTCTATTGACGACGAAGAATTTCATGAAAAGTTTCAAACACCTCCAGAAGTTACATTACCCGAGAGTATATTTAATACTGTATGCGGTATATGGTTTGCTAAACACCCTCCAGGATCGGGCGTTCCTTTTCATAAAGATGATTATGATGAGTATGAACATTTAGAATTAAAAAGATTTTTTATGTTCCTTTATGATTGGCAACCGGGGCATATTTTTTTATATGACGAAACTAAAACAATTGAAAATTATGTTGCTGGCGATACCTATGAGATGACTGATATTCATTGTCTGCATGCCGCATGCAATATAAGTAATTCTCCTCGAATTACGATGCAGGTTTTATCTTGCCTTTAGTTTTTTCTTAGGCAAGGGATTTAATTTGACATTTAGTTTGAATCTATCTTTAGAATAATCACATAAAGTGCATTGCGGAATAGGATTATCTAATTGCAGAAAGAATTTTTTTATTTTTTCTTCAGAATCAAACGGAGAACATGCCTTATAACTTTGTAGCAATTTTTTTGCCCTTTCTTCGAATGTGAATTGTTGAATTGCTTGTGATCCTATGGCTACTAAAGGACACTTGTAAAATAACCCGTTTATCATAAAATAACAATCTTTAATTTTACAATTATTATGTGTTTCAACAGGATCAGTTTTGTGAAAGTAAAAAGTTTTATTTTCGAATTTTTTAACATAATTAGGAAAGAAAAAATAATTAGTACGTAGTTGTGCTACTATTTTATTATTACTAACAAAATTTAAAACAGGTCCTGTAGGATCGTCTTCTAGTATAATATCGTACAAGAATTTTATTTCATATAAAATATTTTCTACGGTCTGCTTAATATTTTCGTAATCATTAGGATCATGGCAACTTATATCTAAACTCCAGCCATTTAAGATTTTGTTTTTAGCATTATCTTTATTTTTTTTAATTAATGTTCCGTTTGTGTTTATAATAAGATTCTTTGCGTTTGGCCATAATTTTTTAATGTTTTTACACCATTTATCTAAATCTGGATTTAAAAAAGGTTCTCCGCCTATTAAAACAATATTTTCAAAATCAATAATCTTAGCCCATTCTAAATAATATTCCTCGTAGTCTTTCCATTTCATTATGCCTTTGAAATTATAATTGCTAAAAGTTAAACAATTACTACAAGTAAGATTACAAGAATTTGTAATATGGATTGCTACGTCCTTTTTGAAAACAATCTTTTTCATAATCCTATTTATTATTACATAGTTTTCTAATCAATAAATAGAATAATGGCATATAATATCTATCTTTTTCAACCTCAGCACGAAATCCGTGTAGGGGGAGAAATTAATTATTGGATACCTTATAGTATAGGTTGCTTATGGAGTTATGCTAAACAGTTTGATTGGGTAGAAAATAATTTTTCTATTGGAGAATTATTTTTCAAAAGAGAATCTAGCAAGTGTATACTAGAAACTTTAGATAATCCTGCTATCGTAGGGTTTAGTTGTTATACTTGGAACGAAGCCTATTGTATGGGTATGGCTAAACTAATAAAAGACAAGTGGCCTGATTGCCACATCTTGTTCGGAGGTGCTCAAACAAGTGAAAGACATCTAGAAGAATATTATATTAACACTATAGTTTTGGCAGAAGGAGAAATATCTTTTGTAGACATTCTCAATAAGTTTTTAAATAATGAGACTATTCCGGAAGTCTATAACAAAAGCAGACTACAAGATCTAGATGTTCCTAGCCCTTATCTATCAGGAGTATTTGACCATTTAATGGAAAAGTATCCTGATTATAAATGGGCTATTACTATAGAAACTAATAGGGGCTGTCCTTATGCATGCACGTTTTGTGATTGGGGAGGGACCACGTATAGTAAAATTAAAAAATTTGGTTTAGAAAGAATCCAAGAAGAATTAAAATGGGTAGAAAAAAATCCTATAGTTTTTTTTATAGGCGGAGATGCTAACTTTGGAATTTTTAAAGAAAGAGATTTAGAGATTGCAAAATTAATTAGAAAAACAGCAGACAACAGTCTTATAGATGCTGTAAACTTGCAATATGCTAAAAACAATACTGGCACAGTTTTTGAAATTGGAAAAGTAATTGGTCCGTATAATAGAGGTATAACAGTAAGTGTTCAAAGTATGAATCAACCTACTCTTAAGGCAATTAAAAGAACCAATCTCGATATTAATGATATGAAACACATGATGGAATTAAGCGAGAAATATGATGTTAATACATATACAGAAGTAATTTTGGGATTGCCTTTAGAAACTCTAGAAACGTGGAAAGAAGGAATGTGCGAGCTATTAAGACTTGGGCAGCATCAAGCAATTGATTTATCTATTGCAGAATTATTAGAGAATGCCGAGCTTAACACACCTATTTCTCGAGATCTTTATGGAATAGAAGAAATTAGAGTCGAACAATATCATAGTATGATAAAAGACCAAGAGTTTCCTGAAACTGCAAAAATTGTTAAGGCAACTAATACTATGACAACTGAAGAAATGGTCATGGGTTATTTGTATTCTTGGATGATTATACACTTACATGTTAATGGTTACTGTCAACTTTACGCAAGATATCTGTATAACATACATAAAATAGATTATAAACAATTTTATGATAGAATGTTCGATCTTGTACAAAAAGACCCCCAATTTAAGCCTCACTATGATGCATTATATAAAACACTTAGAATTTACTTAACCGAAGGAAAACTTATAGAAGATGAAAATCTAAACGAAAAAGGAGACTCTTTTCATTTTGCGAGTTATAGATTTTGTTATGAAAACAAAGAAATCTTATTTCGCTTAGGAAAAAAAGTTTTTTTAGAGTTCTGTAGCGAGATAGATGATATTGATCGTTTACAGAAACTTTTTATATACGACGGCGCTCAACAGTTACCTTGTATAGTCAATTCTAATATCGATATAAAAAATTGGAAACAATCACCTACAAAATACAAAATATATACTCTTAAAGACGACATACCGCAATTCAAAACAATGAAAAAAATAGATTTTTGGGCATTAAGAAAGAAAAGCCTCTTAAGGAATAAAATAGAAGTATTAGATGAAAACTTATAACATCACGACTAGAGACTTTATGGAGAGTATATTTGTTAATCTTCAACCTGAAGTTTCTGACTCCTCTTCAGTAATATTGTATAATGGAAAAACAATTTACAAATCTGAAGATACAAAAAATTATAATTTTTTGGATTTCTTTAAAGATCACTGCAAAGGGTCTTTTTTAGAAAAATATAATAAACCTTATATGGTCTGGACAGGTGTCGGGTCTATAGTGCAACTAGAAAAACTAACATACGACAAAAATACTATAGATTATCTTAACAGAGAAGGCCTTACTATTTTTTTTCATGAGATGCTTTTATTTGGTTTCGGAGAGAAGAAAAAATTATTACCTAAAAAAGAATGGATAAAAAACAATAAAGAAATTACATATGAACATGCAGATTTTAATTTTTCTTTCGAGAAAATTAAATCTAACAACATCTATAATTTTGAATTAGATAGTGTAGTAGAATTTGTACGAAATAACAATTTGCGTAATGTTACAGTGTACACCTGCGAATCAGGAACTAAGGAAATATTACAAAATTTATATCCTGAAATCGAAATTAAATCTCACAATGTATGGACAGCTTCGTACAATATCACTCATCTAGATAAAAAAACTGATGTAAATCAAAAAAATTATGATTTAAAAAGACATTTTTTTAGTTTAAGTTTAAGATATGAAATACACAAACATTTAATAAGTGCATATTTACTTGACAAGGATGCTGAAATATCTTGGCATGAAAATTCAAGAGAATGGCATAGTGTAGACGATTCTTTTGAATACTTGAATTCACAAACTCCTTTTGATATAGAAAATTGGAAAAAGACAAATCCTCGGATGCATAATTTATTGAAAGAAAATGTAAAATACCTTAAAGATCACTTTCCTATGTTATTAGAATGCGAAAACCTGCCTAGTGACAAAAATAATCGAATAAGGTGCGGAACAGAACATAAATTGCCTTATAAAAGTTATACAGAATCGTTCTGTAATGTAATATGTGAAACAAAATTTGCTCAACCTTTTGGATACTTTAGTGAAAAAGTCATACATGCTATGTATTTCAAAAGACCTTTTATATTAGTAAGCACGCCTCGCAGCTTAGAATATCTTAAATCGTACGGTTTTAAAACTTTTGACAAATGGTGGGATGAATCTTATGATGATAATGAAGATCATGAAAAACGAATATTAAAAATATTTGAAATAATTGACGAGATAGAAAATTGGTCAATAAAAGATTGTGAAACCAAATTAAATGAAATGGAAGATGTATTAGCCCATAATCAAATAAATATTGGTCGGGCGAGAAAAATTATAGGAATTAACGAATGACAAAAAGAATAGGAAATATTGCAGAAAATTTTGATCTATATAATATACTTGACCAAATTAAACCTTATGAAAACGAGGCCATTGAAGAGCACGAAATAGAAAAATTTAGAAATAAAATCGAAAAAAATGATCCAGAAGTTGATATTTTGCCAGATTACGACTGGATTATACCTCTTGTAAAGTCAGGTTATTCTGATCCGATTATAGTAGGACCTTCCCCATTCGAACCAGGTGTTCATTTTGATACCGATATTGTATATTTTTTAGACAAACTTCTTGGAACAATCTGTACACAATGTTGGATAAACACTTTAAACCCAGGACAAAACGCCGTTCCACATAGAGATAGAGACGGCAGAGAAGAAAAGTTACAAGAATTAGGAGAATTAATTAGAGTTACTGTACATTTAGGTGACCCTGAATACGGCCAAATTTTTTGGATCGAAGACACATGTTTATATATGCAACCGCACGGAGAAGCATGGCAATGGTCTAGTCCCACTGCGTTGCACGGCGGTACAAATCTCAGTTATACACAGAAGAGACTTTTAATTTATAGAGGGCTGAAACCTTATAAAGATTTTAATTATGAATATGTTTGGGAACAAGGCGAAAATTCTGTGTTACTAAAATTAGATGATGGTTCTATTATTTGATAATGAATAGAGTTGAGCTATCTTTTAAAAGTTTGTTCTTTAATAGCGTTTATGAAAATCTTTATCCGAATAGAGATTATGATACTTCTAGGGTTATACAGAAAGATGATTCTATAATAAATCGACAAAATAGACCAAAAACCTATGACTTTTACAATTTTTATGATGATTTTTGTTTAGATTCTCATTTTGTAGAATTGAAAAAATCCCATATTGTATGTACTGGTCTAGGTACAATAAAACCTTTAGAATCTATTGTGTATACTTCTGATATCATAGAGTCTCTTAATAAAAACGGTCTTGAGATATATTTATGGGAAGTTATTTTGGTAGATACTCTACCAAAAAGAGAAATGGAAATTGATCCTACGTTAGAAGATCTGTCTCCCCTAGATTATATTTTTCCTGAGGTTACTGATTTAAACTTAATATATTCGTATGAGTTCGAAAGTATACGAAAATTTGTACAAAATAATTTATTAAACAATGTAACAGTTATTACATGTGAATATGAAACATCTCGATATCTACAGCATTTATATCCAGAAGTTCATATAGAATCTATGAATACTCTTATAACTACATATAGGAATTATTTACAAAAGCCTGTAGGAATTAGCTTTAGTCCGCAATCTATACAAAATAAATTTCTTTGTTTAAATTTAAGGTACGAACCTTATAGACATATAATTGCGGCGCACACTGTGCAAAAAAGTTCTATTGTTACCTGGAATAATAATAAACGTGATTGGCATAAAACTGTAAGTAATAAATTAGATATAAATTATCTTAATAATACATCTCCTATAAATTTTGATTATTGGAAAGTCCAGAATCCGAAATATTTTGACTCAGTAAACAAAGGCACTCATTTAATTAATGAAAATTTTCCTTTAAGATTAGAAAAAGAAAAACATTTGAGTAGAATTGAATGCGGAAGCCAATATCCTTTACCTTATGAAGAGTATAGTAAAACTTTTTGTCATATTATAAACGAAACAACATTTTTTAAACCTTTTGCAACTTTCAGCGAAAAAGTAGTTAACACTATGTATTGCCTTAGGCCATTTATAATGGTATCAACACCTAAGAGTTTAGAGTACCTTAAGAAATTGGGGTTTAAAACCTTTGATCAATGGTGGGACGAATCATATGATCAAGAACAAGATCATGAAAAAAGATTAATCAAAATTTTAGAATTGATAGATTATATAGATAGTTTTTCTGTTAATGATTTACAAATGATATATAAAGAGATGAATAACGTATTACAGCATAATTTTAATCAACTTAAAGATGTTAAAAAGAAAAATTTAAGATTTATATAGATGCCTAGTTTAATAGATACTTTTGTTTTATTCCACAATGTTTTTGGAAAATTATGTATAACTGATATTAACGGGAATCATAATTTTGATATTGACAATTCCTATGTAAACGAATTTGTAAAATGGCACTTATATCAATTAGACTTGCATAATCAAAAAAAGCCTTTTATTTTTTGTAGGTCTTATGGTTATGTGGTACAGCTAGACAATTTCATATTAAACAATGCAGAATATATAGATAATCAAGGCCTAGATATATTTTTATATGAAATAGATTTCTTTTCTTATAATAAAACTACACATTTAAACCGAGAACCTTTGCCTAATGATACCAATAATTCTTTCATAAGCGAAGTATATGCAGAATATTTAGATAGCTTTAATGATGAAAATACAGTATATTCGGCTTCACTTGATTCCATCGAAAATTTTGTAAGAAAAAATAATATTAAAAATGTATCTGTAAAATACTTATATTATAATGCACCGCAAGTTTTAAAGCAGAAATATTCATTTGAAATAGTTTATTATAATATTTGTCTACTAGCACAATATAATCTTATTGAAAAATTTTATAAGATAGAAAATAATAATAATTCTCTAGAATTTAATATTCTTGCACCGTTTTGGAGATACGAGCCTTACCGACACTTTTTTGCTTGTTATTTGGCAACAAAAAATAATGTCAAGATGTCGTGGCATTACGATAGTCCTTTAGATATTTTACAAGATAATTTATGGTTTTCTATTAAAAAAAAACAAAAAAAATTACAACATAAAATAAAATATGGGTCTGAATTACTAAATGAAAATTATTATACCTTAGATATAAAACCTCAGGCTAAAACCAAGTTAACCGGAAAAAACGATAAATGGAAATTTCCTAAAGGGTATGACGGTTATGTAATTGAAAATTCTCTAAAAGATCTGTATAAAAAAAGTTTTTGTGTATTAGTCGGTGAAAGCACATTTGCCCAACCTTTCGGTACCTTTAGCGAAAAAATATTAATAGCAATTAAATGTAGAAATCCGTTTGTTCTAGTAGGAGCACCTTTTAGTTTATTGCATTTAAAAAAACTAGGATTTAAAACCTTTGATCAATGGTGGGACGAATCATATGATCAAGAACAAGATCATGAAAAAAGATTAATCAAAATTTTAGAATTGATAGATTATATAGATAGTTTAACAATGACAGAAAAAGAAAAAATTTATAGCGAAATGTCTGATGTGCTAGATCATAATCTTGCTGTCTTACACAGTATAGATACTTTCAAAAAAGAATTATCTAATTAGACCTTAAATTAAATACCTTATCTATGATATCAGTCCCTGCATTAGAATGGAATATTGCTAGAGGTTGCAACCTTAGTTGTGAAGGTTGCTTAACTTTTTCTGATTTTCCTTATACCGAAATAATAGATATAGAAACTTTACGTGACTGGTATAGCAATTGGTGTCATAGAATTTCTCCTAAGAGTCTTGCTGTTTTAGGAGGCGAGCCGTTACTTAACAAGCAAGTTTTGGATATAGTAAGCATGACTAGAGACATGTGGGACAAACAAAATAATGAATATTTTGAACTTGTTACTAATGGATTTTTGCTACATAGATTCCCCGATTTGCCTAAAGTTTTAGCAGATACAGATTGTGTTTTAGCAATTTCTATTCATGATGATAGTGAAGAATATAATAAAAAAGTGAGAGAAATTAAAGATCTAGTAAACGAATGGGCAGAGAAATATAAAATAAAAATTAGATATTATGATGACAACGAACGAAAAGAAACTCTTTGGAAAAAGACATATATAGGAAAAGGTTTAGATATAAGACCCTTTAATGACAATGATATAGAATCTAGCTGGAAAAATTGTATAACAGGTCAAAAATGTTGGCAATTATGGAGAGGTAACATCTATAAATGTCCTTTAGTTGCTTACCTCCCAGAACATAAAGAAAAATTTGGGCTACACGAAGCTTGGGATAGGTATTTAGAAGAATATCATCCTCTAACCCCTACAGCGTCCGACGACGAAATAATTAATTTTTTTGAAAGAAAAGCAGAAACCTGTTGCGGAATGTGTCCTGCTACGGAACAGCAAAAATTTAACAAACCTGATCCTATTAAAAATCAAAAAATATTTAAGAGAGAAATAAATGAAAGAATTAAAATCCAAAATAAACGCAAATAAAATTCTACATATAGTTCTTAAATCGAAAGATATAAAGGATAGTAGATTAGATCTTATATCTCCCAATAATTTTTTACAGTCTGCTGCTTTAAAATTTGATAAGGGGAAAAAATTTGAAGCTCACAGACATCTTTGGAAAGAAAATAATATAGATAAATCAATTGCTCAAGAATCATGGGTAGTAATAAAAGGAAAAATAAAGGTATCATATTTTGATGAAGATGAAACTTTTCTTCAAGATGAAATATTAGAAACAGGCGATATTACAATTACTCTTGAAGGCGGTCATGCCTATGAAATTATAGAAGATGATACACTAGTTTACGAATTTAAAACAGGTCCTTACGAAGGCCAAACAAAAGACAAAGTATATTTCTAATGTATAAACTATGCGAATGGTCTTCTAAACTAGATCTTAGTAATTTTTACAAAGAAGCTGAATCAAGAGGCTTTGTAAATAATTCTAACCAAAAAATAATGATAGACTGTTTTAATAACGAAAGAGAAAAAAAGTTTTGGGTTTTATATAAAGATAGCGAAGCAATCGGATCAGTAGGCGCTCATAGTTTTGATGATATAATGGGAGAGGGCTCGTACAGATTACTAACAAGAGTGTGTGCATTTAAAGATAAATCGCCTATGAAAGGATTGCTTACTGTAAATAGAATGATAAGAGAACATCAACATTTTAGCGATCAATTTTTTTTACCTAAATGTATAGAGTGGGCAAATTCAGATAAGATTTATGCTACTTCGAATGAAAGTAAAGATGCAAGTCAAAGACTAGTTCACAAAATCTATTTTCCTACCTTAGAAAATATGGGGATAGTAAAAAAAATAAAAATGCTATATTATAGATACACACATCAAACAGTTTGGCAAATAGATCCTGATAAATTCTTAAAGAGTCTTAATCAACATTCTAGATGGTGCTAATTATTTTAAAATATTCATTAAAGGTTCCTTCAAAAGACTCATTCCTGTATAAATCTCTTTTTTGATAATCCTTAATAAAATTATACCATTGTTCTAAGTCACTATTCATAGCTAAATAACCATAAATTTTTTTAAATTCGTTATTATTTAAATCCTTTTTATTAACATTGTCTTTTAGATGCTTTTCTATTTTTTGTTTTATATTGTTTGGAATATTAGATATACTTAAATATTCCGGATCTGTAACCAAATTAAAGTAATATTTGACTCTATTACTTTTACAAAATTCTATAAATTCAGGAATGTAATACACATTATAGTTAGAAACAGAATAATCAAGGGTTACTATTACATTATCACTTTTAGATTGCCAATCTAAAACGTCTAACAGGTTTTTATAAAATACGTCCCATTTTGCCGGATGCCTGGTATAGTTAAATTTATTTTTTATGCCGTCTATGCTTAAATGTAAATCAACTGACTTAAAACGAGACAATTTGTGTTTTATTTTTTCATTCCAGATAGTTCCGTTACTATTAAACATCAAATCGATATTTTGCGAAACATTTTTTTCTAAGGCACTATCAATAATATTCCAGGTATCCTTTATTAAAAAAGGCTCTCCTCCGAAAAAAGAAAAAAAGTTAATTTCATTAATTAACTTGTTTCGGATATTTTCTATAAAACTTTTATTTGTTCTGTGTGTGTTTTGTTTAATAAATTCGCGTAGATTTATTTCGGTAGAATTATCTAGGTCGAATGACTCTTTAATCCATGTAGAACTATCATCTACTCTACAAATTCTACATTTAAGATTGCACTGATTACCTAATCCAATATCTACATATTTTAATTCTTTTGAATATGCTTGATTTGTAAATTTTTTTATCTGTTTTTGTCTATAACTTTCTAGTCCGAGCGATTCTTCTTTCCAACATCTAGAACAATTATCATCTTTTATTCCGTTATTGAGATTATGTCTTATCTTTTGAAAAAAATCACTGTTAAAAGCTTCTTCTAAAGTAGAATTATTTCTATGTAAATTTTTTCCATCCACCTTGGCTATATTAGACGCAGCACAACAGGTTTTATACTCTCCTGTAGTTTTGCACATTATACCATTAAATGCTAAAGGACACCATAAGTTTTTCATAATAATAAAAAAATAATTTATTTTAGATACATATATTTATAGGTTCTAATTACATAAGATTATATACTGACTTAATCTATTTTTTAAAAAGACTTCTTTTTATGTTTGAATTTAAAGACTTGCAAGATATTCATTTAGAAATAACAAGTAAGTGCCAGGCTTCTTGCCCTATGTGTATTAGGAATTATCATGGCGGAGTTAAGAATCCTTTACTGAAACTAACAGACTGGACTCTTAATGATTTTAAAAAAATAATGGATAACGAAACACTTAAACAAATAAATGGTTTTTATTTTTGTGGTAATTTTGGTGATCCTATTATCAATGATAATCTAATAGAAATGATAAAATATTCTGTAGATGTTAATTCTAAATTGAACATAAGAATTCACACTAACGGATCAGCAAGAACAAAAAAATGGTGGGGAGAACTAGCTCTTGCATTACCGCAAACACATAAAGTTATATTTGCTATAGATGGTCTAGAAGATACTCATAGTTTATATAGAATAGGAACTTCTTTTGAAAAGATCATAGAAAACGCAAAAGCATTTATAGAAGCAGGGGGAATTGCCGAATGGTGCTTTATAAAATTTAAATATAACGAGCATCAAGTTGATGAAGCCAAAACTAGAGCAAGCAAACTAGGATTTAATTTATTCACAGAAAAAAACTCTTCAAGATTTATTGGCGAACCTGAATTTGATGTCTACGATAAAAACGGTAACACATTGTATAGTTTACAACAACCTTCTAACTCAAACACAGATTTTATTCCGAAAGAGGTAGTAGATAATTATAAAAGTTATTTTCAAAATGCCGAAATAGATTGCTATGTAAAGAAAACTAGGGAAATATATATAGATGCACAAAAGAATGTTTTTCCTTGTTGTTTCTTAGCAAGTGCTCCATATGTCTATTCACCTAAAGACGATATTGTTAGAGAATATAGGAAAGATGTTTTAAGACAATATAAGGATTTAAGAAAAACTCTAGGAAATACAAACGCTGTACAAAGAACGTTAAAATCAATAATAAATTCTAACGAGTGGCAAACAGCTTGGGAAAGTTACTGGGGAGAAAAAAAACTACTCACATGTGCTCGAACTTGCGGAAAAAATAATAATTTATCTAAACCTAAAGATCAATTTGCTCAAACTATTGGATTTTCGAATGAATGATTTAAAAAATACTAGCTTATTAGCTTTGCAACAAAAAATTGAACAAGCATCTAATTCTCCAACATTTTGTGTTTTGCCATGGATACATTTTGCTACAAGACCTAATGGAGATATGCGACTTTGTTGCTCGGCAAATGCCAGTGGAGCAGGAAAAGACCACGAAGTTGGATTAGTAAAAAACGGAGACGGAAGTTCTGCAAATTTTGGAAAAACAACTCCTATGCATGCATGGAATAACAATTATATGAAAAACGTCAGAAAAACCATGTTAAAAGGAGAAAAGCCAGCAAGTTGCACAAAATGTTTTCAAGAAGAATCCAAAGGAGTAGTATCAAAAAGAGTTTGGGAAACAATAACTTGGCATTACGATGATGTTGATATTCCTGAGCTAATTAGGCAAACAGAAGAAGATGGTACAGTTCCTGAAAAATTAAAATATCTCGATTTAAGATTAGGTCACACCTGCAACATAAAATGTGTAATGTGTTCCCCTCACGACTCGTCTAGGTGGCTACAAGATTATTCAAAATTAATAAACAAACTAAAAGATTCAAATGTAAAAAGTCAAATGCAGTTTGACGCTGCCTCCTTTGATAATAAATGGCACGAAAAATCTTCTTTTTGGGAAGAAATGAACGCACAAATTCCTAATTTGAAACAAGTATATTTTGCTGGCGGCGAGCCCTTAATGATAAAGGAACATAAGCAGTTTATTGAAGAAATTCTTCGACAAGGCTATCAAGATCAAATTCTCTTAAGATATAATTCTAATGGCTTATTAGTAGACGAAGATTTAATCGACATGTGGTCGCGTTTTAAGAAAGTAAAATTTGCTATATCCATGGATGCTTGCTATGAGAGAGATGAGTATATCCGTTATCCTACAGATTGGAAAACGGTAGAAAAGAATTTGCATATGTTAGATAATACTCCGGATAATATTACAACCAGCCTTGCTACTGCTATACAAATTTTAAACGTAAAGCACCTGCCAGATTTTATGAAGTGGAAGGTAGAATCTGGGTTTAAAAAACTAAATGTCGCACAAGTACCCGGCGGCGTGCAAATGGGGGGCGGTTTAGTTAACATGCATCTATTATACATACCTACATTTTTAAGTATTCAGTGTCTTCCTAAAGAAGACAAGCAAGAAGTAAGAGAAAGATACAGAGAATTTAAAGACTGGCTTTGCCATAATTACAGACAGGATGATGATTTTTGGAAACACAATCCCTATGGATGGAGACGCTGGGAAGCCGTAATGAATCACATGGATGCTGAAGACAAATCAAACGAATTACCGGGCTTTAAAGAATACATCACCGAGTTAGATTTAATTAGAGGCGTTTCGGCAAAAGAGATATTTCCTGAACTAGCACATTTGTTATGAAAACACTCGAACCAGCTGAAAAACAGTTTTTTCATGTAGAATGGGAAAGCACTTTGAAATGCAATTTAGATTGTTCATATTGCGGTGATGGCCATGATAACACCCAACCGCATCCTTCTTTACATGAGTGTCTTCAAACCGTTGATTTTATTTTTCAATACGTAAGCCTGTACTTGTATACTTACCCTGATAATAGTAACCAAGTAATGAAACACGTCAATCTTAATGTTTACGGCGGAGAGAGCCTATTTCATCCAGATATAGTAGATATCCTAGGTTATATTAAGGATAAAAGAAAAAAATATGATTTTTCAGTAGCAATAAGCACAATAACCAATGCAGTAGTAGGAAAAAACCATTGGAAAAAAATTATATCTAATCTAGATCATATAACAGTAAGTTATCACGCCGAATCTACGCCTAAACAAAAAACATTAGTTAAAAACAATATCTTGTTCCTTAAAAAACGTAATAAAAATTTCCAAGTGAGCTGTATGATGCACCCTCATTACTGGGAAGATTGCGTAAGTATGGTCAAATGGTGCAGGGAGCGTAAAATAAAAGTAATTCCTAGACAAATTGATTCTAAATGGAGTGATTTTAGATTTAATTACACAGAAGAACAAAAAAATTGGTTATATGGAACATGCGATAACTGTCCAAAAACAAAAATTCTAGATAAGTTTTCTTATTTTGTGAAAAACGGAATAGATCTCAGTAGTAAAGTTAGAGAATGTTGTGGACGTGTTCCCTTTTACATAGATGAAAATTATGATTCTACTAAAACTTTAGTCGAAAATAAATTTAAAGGATGGAATTGCAGCGTTAACAGATTTTTCTTATACATTAGGCAGAACACTGGACAGGTTTTTACAAATAAAGATTGCAGACAAAATTTACGCAGCAAAGTAGCACCATTAGGTTTTTTAACAGATACAGAAGAAATACTTAAAAAGGCAAGACACGCAATAAAAAATAAACAAGATTTTATCGTATGCCAAAAAAACAGTTGCTGGTGTGGAATGTGTACTCCTAAGTCAAAAGATGAGGATGTTTTCAAAAAAATAATGGAAAAATATAGAAATGATTAAATCTATAAAAAATAATTTTTCAGACAAACGCATAAGAATAGAATACATGTTAGGAAATCTATGCAATCATAAATGTTCGTATTGTTTCCCAGGCAGCAATGAAGGGGATTATCCTTGGCCCGACAAAGAAATAGTTAAACGGAATTTAGGACATCTTTTGTCTAAGTATCGAGAAAATGGAAGAACACGGCCTATACTTTACCTTATAGGAGGTGAGCCTACTTTATGGAGAGATCTTCCTGAAGTTTGCGACTTTTTTAGAAAAAAATTTAATTGTGAAATACGCATATCAACAAATGGATCAAAAAGTCGTAGATGGTGGAAAGAATATTGTAGATATTTTGATCAAATTGAAATTAGTATACATCATGAATTTGCTAACATTGAACATTTAAAAAAAGTAGGTGATATTCTATATGAACATGATGTATTTTTTGTTACGAATGTGTTAATGGATCATAGAAGTTTTGACAAATGTAAACAAATAATTGAAGATTTAAAAACTTCTAAGTACGATTGGCCTATTTTAGCAAAAGTAGTCCATTTTAACGGAAAAACTTTTTATAACGATGATCAAAAGGTCTACCTAGAGGAAAGAATAAGAAGATATCCTAACGAAGAATGGTATAATAAAGTAGGCCCAGTTGAGATTACTAAGCTCTTTATAACTTTAGAGGACGACACAGTAAAAGAATCTGAAGGAGATCAGTGGATTTCTATTAATAATCTAAATTATTTTAAAGGATTTAAATGTAATATAGGGTTAGAGCAAGTTAAAATTTTCCAAAACGGCGAAATTACAGCAAATTGTAGAGATAAAATTTTTGGATATCCTGCACCATTTAATCTTTACGATGAAAATTTTAAAGATAATTTTAATCCAAAATTTAAGCCTATAACTTGTACAAAAGATATTTGTAGCTGTAAGTCAGAAATTGCTGTCACTAAATGGAAGATTTAAGTTTATGAAAAATATTTTTATCTTCGGCTTTTGGAACACACATTCCGCAACCGCATCTAATATTAGGACAAGATATAATTTTATCTTTTTTTATATTTTCTTTTACATCATTTAACATTTTTTGTGTCTTTGATAGAGATCCTATAGAACCTCTTTCACCGTCAAACTTTGCTTGACAGGTCTGATGATGATATACTGAACCAGTGTGTTGTTCAATGTGTAAAAAATACCAATTAACCGAGCAATACCAATCTTTAAAATGTGTATCAACAATAGATACAGGCTGCCATACATCGTCCACTAACCCTTCAATACACCTTCCGCCGCAGCAACCTCTTCCAAATTCGTCTCCTGACGAACATTCGATATTTTTTTCTAACCCTGTTTCTCGAAAAAACCAATCCGTTTGTTCTTCGGTATAGTCATGGGCAGTTTTCCTAAACACGCCATCTTCGTCAACAAACCACCCTTTCCTACTCTCATTACCGTCGCCGATCGGACGAGGATTGACCTTAATACCATTCTTTTTTAAGTGTTCATATACTTCGACACATTCGTTAAAATAATCAGCATGAAGCATGACATTGACCTGTAACCATATATCAGTATCTTTCAATGCTAAAATATTGTCGATAACTAATTCTTTTAATTTATTGTTTGATTCAGCATGATAACTTACTGTAACGCCAGAAAAGTGTTCTTTAATTTTTTCAGTGTATTTTTTATTCCAAGCACCGTTCGTTGTAAGGCTTAATCTAAAATTATTATGGTCTTGTTTTATTTTGTCTGCCAGTTCCCAGAAATGAGGATTTAATGTAGGCTCGCCACCGGTAAAATTAATATTGGTATGATCAGCAGGATTGATTTTGTATCTATCATATATGTTGACATATTCTCGTATAAAATTAAAAGTATCGAGATATTCTTCTAGAGAATGGAAAGAACTATGATTATCATGACGTGATGCCTCGCAATATGTACAATCATAGTTACATTTTTTACCTGTGTCCCATGTAATCATCATAGGCTCTATGTTTTTAGAATTTATAGCAACAGGATTAATCATATATAGAAGTATTTAAATAATCAAAGTTAAATAGTATTAATGTTTGGTTTCAATAACTTAAAAAGTATAGAAGTAGAAATAACAAATCGATGCCAGGCGAAATGTCCTATGTGTAGCAGAAATTATCATAGCGGTATTCCTAACAATCTTTTCAAAAACGTAGAATGGAATCTAGATGATTTCAAAAAGATTCTATCTGAAGAAGTATTGATGCAGATTAAACATCTTAATTTTTGTGGCGGTCTAGGCGATCCGTTAATGGTAAAAGATTTTTTAGATATAATATCCTATGTCAAAAAAATTAATCCTATGATAAAAGTAGATATCCATACTAATGCAAGTCTACGAACAACCACGTTTTGGAAAAATTTACCCAAACGCTTGCCAAAAAATCACACTGTATATTTTGGAATTGACGGTTTCTCAGATACCCATAGTCTATACCGAATAGGTACAAATTGGAATAAAATAATCGATAATGCAAAGACATTTATAAAAGCAGGCGGAAATGCAGAGGCTCATTTTATTCAATTTAAACATAATCAACATCAATACAAAGACCTAGAAAAATTTCTACTAGACATAGGGTTTAATTCTGTTGATAAAATAGTTACAGAAAGATTTAAAACATCGAGTCAGTTTTCAGTATTAGGTAAAGACGGCTCAACATTATATAATCTTGAATCCTGTATTGAAAATGTAGATATTGGATCCGAAGCAGAATTCGAAAACCTTTTACAAGACGTCGAAACTTTAGAAAAAAATATGACAAATTGTTGCGAATCATTAACAAACAACAGCATTTATATAGATGCTTACAAGTGTATATTTCCTTGTTGCTACATTGCCACCAACAGATATCAAATGCCTATAATAGGTGAGCATGCGCTTAACAAAAGGTTGCCTAGAATTAAAAAGGAGATTGCCGCTGTAATAAAGGACTTAGAAAAAGAAAATCTTTTTAGTTTAGATATTGTATCTATAAAAAGTATATTAAACAACCCAGAATATTTAAAAATATGGCATCGTTATTGGATCAAACAAAAACTTTTATTATGTAATTTACTTTGTGGATTAGATTAGTTTTATTTTAGTGATAGGAATATCAGCTGCACATGTACACCAATTACGAGTACAAGTGATCGAATCACTGGGATTCTCAAAATTGCCTTCGTATATATTCCCTAAACTGCCTCCTACTCTACAGGTTGCTCTATAAACCTCACCGTCCCAATTAATCATCAGACTTTCTAACCCAATATTACATTTCCAACCTTGAAATTGATTATCGTGTTTCTTTATTATGTCGTTAGCATGTATGGAATATTCTCCATCTACTTCGCAATTAGGTAAAGCAGTTGCTTCGTTTTCTAAGATCCAGTCTAGATCTCTTTGGTCGTAGCGCATATCATCAAACCAATCATGCGATTCTGTCCAACGAATGCGGCGTATAACATGCTTTATTTTGTGATTTTGTAGATGCATAGCGGCAAACCTAACATTTTCCATATGCTCGTGATGTGCCATGACATTTACCTGTATTGGAATATCTACTAATTCATGTGTTTCTACGATGTTTATCAAATGTCGTTCCCAGTCGGCAGTTTCAAAGTGTAGAGAAAACACAATATGATCTAGAGGTTGGCTGGCATACCATTCCGCTTTACGTGTTCCATTTGTGGTTACATTAATCCACGAAGCATGCTGTCTTGTGTAATCAAACAGGTCTGATATTTTTGGATGCACACAGGGCTCGCCCCCAGTAAAACTTATTCTCAAAGGCTTGTCAATCTGAGAAAGTTTATCTACTGTGGATTTCAGAATATCTATAGCAGTATGAGGAGAATGGTTATCATGTATTTCCGCAGGACAATAGGCACAATCGAGATTACACCTCTTGCCCAGGTTCCATTCTATTTTTAAAGAATCTTGATGGGGCCACCTACTTGTAATTTTTTTCATAAGTTATTTTGGCTTAATGCCCATTTTCTTTCTTGACACCAGAAACATTTGCCACAAGTTGGTACATAGTCGAACTGATTGTATGTATAAAAATTTAATTCACCAAATATTTCTGGAGCAGAATTTTTATCTCCTTCACAACTTCTAGTGGCATTTAATAAGTCTAATATATCTAGATCCTTATATTGTTTTATAACCCAATCCTTGCTTGTGTTACAAAAAGGATGAGCTAGAATTATACCATTGAAAATTTCTATAGGATTTTTTACATTATCTAAGTCTTTGCTGTTTCTATCGTCTGGGGTTCCGGAAAAATCTTGATCAGGATTTTTTGTTAGTGCTGCGAACCAAGCACTTATATTTTCTCTTTTACAGATATAAGTAGCATAAGAAAAAGTACAGATCGAATCCCCGCCTTTTTGCTCCCCAGTAAAATGAGGTATTATTTTTCCGATGTTAGCTGTTTCTAGCTCTGGCGGTATAAAATTTTCATGTCTATGATATGTCAACGAAGGAAAAAGTGTTTTAATGTAATTATATACGTTTATACTATCATATCTTTGCCACGGTCGTGTTTCCCACATACGTATATTAGATATAAAATGTATTTCGATATCTAAATTATTTTTCCAAATATAATAACTTAACAAATAGGCAAGAAGAGCGCTATCAGCACCACCACTAACACTAATGGCAACACGTTTCCATTTATTATCTAAAGGGAAAAAAATTGTATCGTGTTCTACTAAATTTGTGTAGGCGTACTCTGGTTGTATTTTGCTTTTATAATTCATAATTACAAAAAATCTTTGAAATCTGGTATTACTTTTTCTAAAGGTCCTTGACTTCTAGTTACGTCCAGTTTGCGGTTAAACTCTACGCAATCTTGCCAATGTTCGCTTAAGTCTTCGGCTTGTAAAAAGTTAATATTGTCTTGAATTTGTTGTAGAGTTACCTCTCGAATAACGGAACTATTCTTAACAATTTCGTAGTCTTCTACTATATGCTTCATTAATTCAAGTTTTTCTATAACCTTGAGTTTTAATTTCCTAGGTAAAACCTGTGCTGACAATGCTCTAGGATAGTTTACTCTATGACTGTAGAAAATAATACCCATCTCTTTAAGAAAATATTCAATTACTTTGTCTATCTGCATTATGTTGTTAGATTGAACTGTAAATGCACCTACTATTCTAGATATATTAGGAATTGCCTTCATTTTTCTAATATTTTCTTCTACAAGCGCGAACTCTCCGTTGCCCCTTATATATTCATATACATCATGTATGCCGTCGATACTTACATTAACAGCGACAGACTTGAAATGCGGCCAATAGTCAAATATAGTCTTGCCTTTCGATATGCCTAGTTTAGTACCGTTTGTAGCATATTTAATTTCAATGTTGTCAGCGTAGGGTTTGAGCATGTCTAGAATTTTGTAATGGTTAGGATCCATTAAAGGCTCGCCTCCTGCAAACTCTACTCTTCTAAAATGCGGCAGCAATTTTTCAAAATCACTCCACCAATGAGCAGTATCGTCAAATGGTCCGATATATTGACCAGGTCTTGATGTAAGTTTTTTAACTGTTGGCACAAGATAGTTGTTTTCCTTCTCGTAAAACGGTTCAACTTCTTTCCAGTCAGTCCACGAAGTAGAATCAAGAGGATTACACATGCGACATTTTAGGTTACAGAGATTGTTGATCTTGATCTCCATAGTAGGAAATTCAAATGGCATTGAATAATCGTCTTCTAGCTTGTCTAAAGCATCAGGGTAAAGGTTAACTCTAGCCTCGGGTATAATTCCGCGTATGTGACGCTGTCTTAAGCTCTCTACGCCTTGATCTTCTAGGTCGAAACACGGGATACAGACATCAGGTCTCTCACCGCTTAGAACCTGTCTACGAACTTCTTTCATTTTGTCAGAGTTCCAAACTTCTTCGAGACTTTGTTGCTGTATCCACCCCACAGGCTGGCTTCTACAGCAGATTTTAATAGCACCGTCTTCTCTAGTAGCCAAGCCAGTAAATGGATGCACACAGAAGGTGCAGGAATTATTTTTCATGTCAGATATTTACACCTCTGCACAGCGAGTGCTATAAATATTGAATATGCGCTTTAAATATTACTATAACTTCACTCCGGAGCACGGCAAAGTTAGGAATAATCTAGTCTATACTAGTTTAATATCTCAAGACCAAAAAACCTTTGTGAAATGGTTTCATAATGATACAGAATATCATCAAGGAAAAAACGAGGTTGTTGACATATCTTTAATGAACGACAAATGGAATCGCGAAGTAAAGTTTTTGACAAAAATGACAAATCGTTTTCCTAATCTAGTTCCTGAAGTTTTAGATATAGACGACAAGAATAAAAAAATATATCTTCGTATTGACGGAGTAGATTTTTGGCAAAAACATTACGATCTCAATGTAAATTATGACAAAGTAATTAGCGATTGGCGCGAACAAACACTACGCATACTAGAAGCCCATAAAAATTTAGGATTTTATAAAATAAGTCTTCATCCTAGCAGTTATTTTTTAGTCGACGGATGTTTAAAAAGTATCAATTATTTTTTTTGTTATGATGTTGACGAATCGAAAGTAAAGTTTGAAGACTTTAGGACGCATATCAGTAAGAATAGACAGGAAAAGTTAGAAAAACAATTTATAAATGAGAAAATTTGGTGGGATACAGAAATTTCTTTAAATAAATTACAGATAATGGCTCTAGATAGTTTTAAGTCAAATTATCCCGATGATTTCATAGAAGAAGCGAAAAAGATTTATGCTTAAAAAAACAGAATATAAGTTTGATCTCGAACCTCTTAAAAAACTTTTAGAAAGTGTTAAATGGGACGATAGAAATAGATGTAATCTAAATCAGGCAACAGGCCACTGGCTTTATGATCCTTATGTAATCTGTGAGGAATGGAAAGATACTGCTTTTGATAGTCTGTTACACAGTATTCCTTATCCTATAGGCGAAGCCAGACTGATGAAACTGGATTCACAAAAATGTTATAGGGCGCACAGTGACGCTGATGATAGATTACACATTAATATTACGACTAATGAGTACTCTTACCTTATCAACCTTGAAGAAAATATAATGCATAATTTATATGATGACGGTTTTTTATACTACATGGACGGATCAAAAATGCATACTGCTGTAAATTTTGGTCCTACACCTAGAATACAGCTAGTAATAAGGCTAAGACTAGATAGAAATGAAAACAAGAATTATGATAAAGTTGACTTAAAATTTATCGATCCTCCCTACAATTTAAGATATCTTATAGATAGGAAAATATCACCGTTAATAAATCAGTATTGCAAATCGGGAGAGATTGGTTTTTTTGATTTAGTAGATAGCGATACATTATATTTTGAGATAAGTGCAGATGCCATCGAAAGAATAAAAAAAATGGCTGAATTATTAAATTTAAAAGTAAAAATAGAAAGGAAAAAATATGATTAGAGGAATAGGAGGAAAACCGTATATCGATCTCGATCCCTATCTAGACATAGAGAGATTCAAATCTCTCTATTATGAGATGTGTTATGGAATCACTAAATCTCACAAAAAAGAAGGCAACATTGTAAAGCCCGGAGGAATAAACAATTATAAACCTCTACCTAAACCTCTTTATATGGCAATAGAAGAATACGATGCGTTAGATGACAGTCATCCTGCGAAAAAATACGGAAAAGAAATAGGCGAATTGTCTAATAGAGATGAATTTGTTAGATACTTAAAATTAGCATTTGGAGCATATGATCCTTATAAATTTGTTTTTATAAAATCTGAAGCCGGAGGATGGGAAAGTAGATTTGACGAAAAGCCTTGGACACAAGATGCAGAATATTTTCCTGGGCTTGTAAAGTGGTTGAAAAATCTTGCAGACCCTGATGGTTCTAATGTATTCGAGTATCTAGGAAGAATAATTTTTATGATGTCAGAACATGACGTAAAACATCCTCTACACAGAGATATCATTCCTCCGGAGACAGATTATACCGATCATAGGCACGAGTACATTCATATAAGACCTAACAAAACTAAAGGTTTTTATATTTGTAATGGCCCTGACGATAAAAAAGAAAACTTTTATTTTGTAGAATCTCATGCATGTTTCTTTAATGATCAAGATTGGCATGGCGGGTATCATTCAGAAAAGCAAGGATTTTCTTTAAGAATTGATGGAAAATTTACAGAAGATTTTCGAAAAAGGATAGGAATAGACCACTTAGAGTACTATTAAATTCCTATTACCTGAATAGTATATTTTGGATTAGGACCTAGATTTCCTCCTCCATGTGGCTCCCAAAAATTAAAAGAGAATACATCTCCTTTGATACCCGATGATATAATGTCTTTGCCATACCATAAATGATGCCACGGTTGTATGTCTTCTGAGAGCACAGCTAATCTTTTGATATTAGGAATATCTTTTTTATCTATATTAAATTGTGTTAGGAATGATTCTATGGTGTCTAAATGTTGCGGTATGCAGCATCCTGAAGGGATTTGTGATATCCAAATTTTGTAAGTATTAAAGATTTCATCTAGTTCTTTGTAAAAAAGACTCCAATCTGTATTAATATCTTTTTCTTCTATGATTCTCCATTTTATATTTTCTTTTGTTTCAAATTTATTAAAATACCCTATTGAAGATAGAACTTCGTTATCGTCTTCGTTTAAAAGTTGTGAAATTTCTTGATATGTTCGTGCAGTAGTTTGACTCCAATCAAACTCGACTAATTTATCCTGAAGATCTTTTGGCAATGCGAAATTCCAATTCCCTATTTTTTTTATATTTCCTATTCCACATTGATTATAATATTTAAATACAATGTCTTCTATGATACTATCAATGTGCATTTTTTCTTCCTTACTTTAGTCAAAACTAATTTTCATCGTAAATTGCAGTATAAATATTTTTATGATTAGTAAAATCGGTAATGAACATTATTATTCTCTTGACAAGTATTTAGATCTATCACATTTTTTGTCTTTAAGAAATGATTTGAACTTTTTAGTATCTAAGGAATGGAAAAATTTTAGATCAGGAATATGGAATGCTGCTGGCCATTCACCTACTATAATTGATAATTGTCCTAATATATTTAGAGAAAAGGACTTTTTATATTTTTGCTATCACCGTGCAAACAAAGATAGAAAACATAATAAAGAATTAGATTGTCAACTAGATTTTTTTGAAAAACATCAAGACAAAGAAGGTCTAAGTAAATTTTTAAAACTTTCGTATAATGCATTTGATCCATATTACATATTAAATTTATCAGAGTTCGACGAGGAACTTAAAAAATATAAACTTTTTGATAATATTGTAAAAGAACATACTAAGATACAAGAATTTATTCTATCGTTACCGTTTCAAACCTTAGGTAGAATAACAGTTTTCTATAACGAACATTATGTTCCTTTAGGGCATCATAGAGACTATAATTACTGGCCATTTGAAGAGGGCGATATTCCTCAACCGCAACCTCATAGAAATGAATTTATTTGGTTAAGATTTGACCTTAATAGAGAATTTTATCTCTATGATATAGATGAATATAGCGGAGAAGTAACAGACTCTGTCAAAATTTTAGGTCATAGCGCCTTTTTTAATGATGTAAACTGGCACGGAAATATATCTTCATATAGTAATTCTACAGTAACTATTAAAATTTGTGGAGAATTCACTGACAAATTAAGAAAAGATCTTGGAATAGACTCTTTATCTTACTATTAGGGTGCAGAGGCTAACTCTACCCAAGATCCGTCTAATCTCACAACCATAGATTGTTTGCCATTAGCTAAAGGATCCCAATTTATACCGTCTGCCAAAGAAACAATACCGTCGGGTATAGTTGAATCATCAGCATTATAAGGTTCTTCTTGTTGGGGCTCTAAGAGAGCAAATCCGTTGACATGTAGTGTAGCTTGCGCATCTTCGGTATTAACTCCTAACCTACCAAAACTATCAAAAGTAAGATGTCTAGCTACATCATTAGATGTTTCTGCTATAAAGTCTTCTGGTATAGCTTCGTCTGGATACACAATTACAAAGAATTTAGTTGCCGAATAATCTGTATTTTTTATAAAGCTATTATTGTCTATTTGAGAACCGATAGCAGTTGCTCCGTATCTTCTTTCAGAATCTTCGCCGGTAAAAAATAAAGAAGATAGAACCTCTCCGCCATTAAAATCATCTGAAACCGGCCTCGACCTAATCTCAAAACCAGTAAATGTATCGGCTTGAGCAACTATTGCATCTCCTAGGCCAAATTCGGGGTCAGGAGAAGCCCCTGTGGTAAAAAATGTATATAAATTACTGTCGGAATCGAATGTTAAACCTTGGTTAGGTGTGCTTATAACATTATTTTCTAGTGTTATACTACCTGTAGAAATTGTGTTTGTAATACCATCAATGATGGTAGTCGAATCGTTAGAAAAGACCGAACCAATAAGATCTGCTTGTATGGTTGCTGCTTCGATATTTTGCACTGTTAATAAATCTAGCGATGCATCATAAACTACAGTGCTATCTTGGGCAAGTAATTTTTCTGTAGTTAAAGTATTAGTTTGAATTTCTCCGTTAACGACCACTCCTTCAAAGAATCCTTGCCGCCATGATGCGCCAATATTACCTAGATCATATTTTCCGTCTAGTGTCGGAATAAGAGATGTGTTAATTTGACCATTTATACTAATAGTGTCGCTGTCTTGATCGCCTAAATTAATATTACCAGTAGCAATTACAGTTCCGTCTATAGTTATATTACCTACGCCTGTAATATTATTACCTGCTAGATCAAGGTCTGAAGAAAGGGTAGGATTATCATCGTCAATTAATTGTCCGCTAGTAAGTCTTGGTACAACTGTGTTAGTAGACGGGTCTAAGAATCCTACATACAGGTTACCATTATCTGTTGTATATAACAGTTCACCTTCGACAGGCGTTGGAAGATCAGTGCTTAATCCTCTTCTGATTCTGAGCGACATTCAAATACTCCTAAATTCCGTGTTAAAGTATTTATCCAACTATCGTCGCTTTTTCATAAACAGATGAGTACGCTTAGAGATGTCTTCTTTGACCTTTTCTGTATTGAGACGGAAGTCAATATGTACTATCGAATCCTCATAGGTTTCAAAGAGGTCTGCAATTGAAGCCTCAAGATCGTATAGACCTTCTTCTTTGGTAAGGTCTATGTCCCAGGTTATGCCATCTTCGAAAGATATTCGCACAGAATGAAGATAATCTACTGGGACTACTTCTACTTCTACATCTTCAAAAACCTCTGGCCAGTATTCGATGACTTCGGGCGGAAGTTTTTTACTGGCCACTTGCTGTTTTGGTCTTTTTCTTTGTAGGAGAAAGTTCTTCTGCTTGCTCTCTAAGAGCTTTTGCTTCTTTGTAAAGGCGATCTGCGTCACTGCGATACTTTGCTGCAATCTCTTCGTCTGATAAGGCACCTTGTGTGCTTACAGACTCGGCTTGTGGTGCATCGTAATCCACAGTGTCTAGTCTAGTTTCTCTCTGATTGTCAACAGGCTGATCACCGCCACTGATAGCAAGATCCTCTACAGACACACCTTTCTGCTCCGCAATCTGTTGATTAAGTTCGTTAAGCGGAATAGCAGTGTTGCGATCAGGCACCATTTCAACTTCGTTAGTAGCAACCTTCATCATTCTACCAGTGGTATGAAAACCTGCGAGCATGTTTCTACCATCGGGCAACTGTGTGCGAGCCATTGCTTCTGCAAATTCTGTAGCGTTCTGTCCTGTGTGGCTTTCTACACACTTCATAAGAGCATCGTGCTCGTCCGCCATTAGATTTTCAGTAGTAACTACGATACAGCTTTCGGCATCACCAGGTACTGTGCGATAAGCAATTACGACCTTTCTCTGATTGTTCTTGATTCTACCTACGTGCTTAAGAGCCATTAGGATTCTCCTTGTGCCTCCTGCTGCTGTGATACAGCGGCGAGGAATGTTTCTAGTTTTGTGTATGTTTGCCCCACAGTCATCATTTCGTTAGGCTTAAACGCGCCTCGCTGACTTGCGACATCAATAATCTGCTTAATAGCGCTAAGATCCTGTACTGTAAGTTCAGCGCCGGACTCCTGTGGTGCTTCTGAAGCAGCAGTTTCTTCAACCTGATTGGTTTCTTCTTTCGCCATCGTTTCCTCCTATAATGTGCGTGTTTTATTTACTAATACTTTAGATAAGGGCAACCCAAAGTGA